GTTACTAGCCACTGCACTAAGTGGCGTGATTACAGAGATACCAACTTTCTTCCTGATTGGCTGGAATACGAGCGCATCTTCCGAGGTCAGTGGGCTTCTGAAGATAAGACCCGTGAGTCTGAGCGTAGCCGAATCGTAACCCCTGCTACCCAACAAGCTGTAGAGACTCGCCATGCTGAGATCATGGAAGCTATCTTTGGTCAGGGCGACTTCTTTGATATTGAGGACAACATCCAAGACGTTAATGGAAACCCCATTGATGTTGAGATGATTAAGGCTCAGTTGATGGAAGATTTCAAGAAAGACAAGATCAGGAAATCTATCGACCAGATCGAATTGATGGCTGAAATCTATGGTACTGGCATTGGCGAGATTATCGTCAAGACTGAAAAAGAATTTATTCCCTCTACTCAACTCATCCCTAATCAACAGGGTCAAGCGGCGATCGGAGTTATTGAGAGGGACAGGATTGGCGTGAAGATCATGCCTATCAACCCCAAGAATTTCTTGTTTGACCCTAATGGCACATCTATTGATGACTGCATGGGCGTGGCTATTGAGAAGTATGTCTCTATCCACAAGGTTGTAGCTGGTATTGAAAAAGGCATCTATCGAAAAGTAGACATAACGCCAACCTATGAAGATACTGACCTAGAGCCTACCCAAGAGGTTAGCCAGTACCAAGATGAAAAGGTTCTTTTGTTGACGTACTACGGGTTAGTTCCCCGTGAATACCTCAACAACATGGAAGAAAACAAAGACATTGTTGAGTTGTTCCCTGAGAATTCAGCGGCTGAAGATTACACTGACATGGTTGAAGCCATTGTCGTGATTGCCAACGATGGATTGTTGCTCAAGGCTGAAGAAAACCCATACATGATGAAAGATAGACCTGTAATGTCTTACCAAGACGATACAGTTCCGAACCGCTTGTTGGGGCGAGGTACAGTGGAAAAAGCCTTCAATATGCAGAAAGCTATTGATGCTCAGACTCGGGCTCACTTGGATTCACTCGCTTTGACCACTGCCCCTATGGTTGCCATGGATGCCACACGCTTGCCCCGTGGCATGAAGTTTGAAGTCAAGGCTGGTAAGGCTATTTTGACTAATGGCAACCCAAATGAGATCATTTACCCATTCAAGTTTGGTCAAAATGACCCCAATAACCTAGCAACCGCCAAAGAATTTGAGCGTATGTTGCTTCAGGCTACTGGTACGCTGGACTCAAACGGCATGGTTTCACAATCTAGCCGTGATGGTGGTGGTATGTCGATGGCTGTTGCCTCCATCATCAAGAAATACAAGCGTACTTTGGTGAATTTCCAAGAAGATTTCCTTGTTCCATTCATCAAAAAAGCGGCTTTCCGCTATATGCAGTTTGACCCAGAGCGTTATCCCTCTGTGGACATGAATTTCATACCTACCGCAACCCTTGGCATCATTGCTCGTGAGTATGAACAACAGCAATTCATTGGTTTGTTGCAGACTTTGGGTGCAAATACCCCTGTTTTGCCTATTCTGCTCAAAGGAATTGTAGGAAACAGCAGTTTGTCCAACAGAATGGAGTTGATTGCCAAGTTGGATGAGATGATGCAACCTAATCCTGAAGCACAGCAGATGGAGCAGATGCAACAGCAGTTGGCTATTCAAGCGGCACAGGCTCAGATTGCTGTTCAAACTACTCAAGCAGAGCAAAATCGTGCTGAAGCTACCAAATTGTCAGTTGAAGCGCAGTTGATGCCTCAAGAAGTACAGGCTAAGAATATGGCATCCATGACCAAGAACTTGCCTAATCAGGATGACCAAGCCTCTAGGGAATTCGACAAGAGAGTTAAGATTGCTGAGTTGATGTTGAAGGAAGCAGACATCAAAAACAAGTCTAAGATTGTTGAATTGCAGATGGCTGAGAAAAACAACAAGATTTCAGGCATGGAAGAAGACTTCTTGAACCAACTTACCAAGCAATTAAATTCTGCTCAAACTGGTACTGAATAATGGATGTAGAAAACCTAGCCAAAGAGTTAATTCTCAAGAATATGACTCCTGAACAGCAGATGGCTGTTTTGGATTCTGTTCGTTCTTCTGTTGCTCAAGCCAAAGAGGTGCAAAAACGCAAGATTGGCGAGAATGTTGATCTTGTTGTCCAAGCATTGAAGAAGATTGAGTCCGACATTCGCTCCCGCTTTGATGATGTAGGAAACTCCATTGAAAAACGTGTTGCGTCTATCCAAGATGGTCGAGATGGCGCTGATGGCAAGGATGGTCGAGATGGAAAAGACGGGAAAAACGGCAGGGATGGAGCAAAAGGTGATCGGGGTGAGCGTGGTCAAGATGGGCGTGACGGAGTTGATGGTGTTGATGGTGTTTCTGTCTCCAATGCTCGTATTGATTTTGATGGTTCACTTATCATTACTCTGTCTAGCGGTGTTGAACTCAATGTTGGTGAGGTTGTTGCTCCTGATCTTGCTGAATCCATCAAAGTCATTACTAATGGTGGCGGCACTTCTCAGTATGTACTTGATACTCTAGCTTCCCTACAGACCCAGATTACGAATCTGATTCCTAGCCAGACAGGTAACTCAGGGAAGTATCTGACTACCAATGGGACTGCTCTTTCATGGGCTTCTGTTGCTGGTGGTGGGTTGAGTTATCAAGGTACTTGGAACGCATCTACTAATACGCCAACACTTGCAAGTGGAACTGGTACAAGTGGTTACTATTACATCGTTGCTACTGCTGGCTCTACTAATCTTGATGGGATTACTGATTGGCAAATTGGCGATTGGTTGCTATTCAATGGTACTGTTTGGCAAAAGATTGACCAAAGTAACTTGGTTACAAGTGTTGCTGGTAGAACTGGTGCTGTTACCTTATCAAATACTGACATCAGTGGTTTGGGTACGATGTCTACCCAAAATGCTAATTCTGTAGCTGTTACAGGCGGGACAATAAATGGCACTACCATAGGCGCTACAACTGCTACAACTGGTGCATTTACAACAGTTACTGCATCTACAAGCCTTACAACTCCCACTGTTCAAGCAACAAACTCAGGTGGTTTGAGCCTCAAAAACTCTGCTGGTACAACCCAATTAAGCATGGGTGGTGGAGGTGGAGATAATTTATCACTGCTTGTATCAACAAATATCAATGGAACAAATGCACAAATTGATATTAGCCCAACGGGTACGGGTCATGTCCACATAAAGCCTACAGGCGTTAATTCAATTGAGATTGCTCCTACTTATGTTGGCGAAATAGACAACATGACCATAGGTGCGACAACACCTAAGAATGGTAGTTTTGTTGATTTAAGTGTAACTGGAACAACAAGTTTTGATGGCAGTCAAGGCACTGTTGGACAAGTTCTTACTTCTGCTGGAACAGGTGCTACCCCTACTTGGACAACACCAACAACAGGAACAGTTACCTCTGTAACAGGCACTTCTCCAGTTGCTTCTAGTGGTGGTGCTACTCCTGCCATATCTTTAGAGGCAAATTATGGGGATACTCAAAATCCTTATGCGTCTAAGACTGCAAACTTTGTTTTAGCCGCACCTAATGGGTCTTCTGGCGCACCTACATTCAGGGCTATTGTTGCCGCTGATATTCCTACACTGAACCAGAATACTACTGGCACTGCATCTAATGTTACTGGTACTGTTGCTATTGCAAATGGTGGAACTGGTTCTACTACTGCCGCAAATGCTTTAACTGCTCTTGGTGCAGTGGCTAAAGCTGGCGACACAATGACTGGCGCACTTGGATTTATTGCAGGGTCTGCATCAACTCCATCATTATTTGCTTCTGGCGACACTAATACTGGTATATTTTTCCCTGCCGCTGACACCATTGCTTTTGCTGAAGGCGGTGCGGAGATTGCAAGGTTTGATTCATCAGGCAACTTGGGGATTGGCACTGCTTCGCCGGGTTCAAAACTTCATGTTGCTGGAGGGTCTGGCTCTACCATTAGAAACACAGCGTCTGCTGGGTCATCATGGTTTGTTGGTTCTAATGTAGATTCGTACATTCTACATAATGAGTCAAATACGCCAATGTTGTTTACAACAAATGGCACAGAACAAGCTCGTATTACGGCGGCAGGTCTTTTGCAATTCAACTCAGGCTACGGTTCTGTTGCTACTGCTTATGGTTGTCGTGCTTGGGTGAATTTCAACGGCTCAGGCACTGTATCTATTCGTGCGAGTGGCAATGTTTCAAGTATTACAGATGACAATATTGGTAGATACACAGTTAATTTAACAACATCAATGCCTGATGTAAATTATTCTGCTTTGGCGGTAGATGGCGGTTCAGGCAACAACGTAAATTGCATGACATTTACCTATGCAGTAGGTTCTTACAAAGTGTCTGTACAGACAGGAACAAGTGCGGCTTATGCAGATAGCACACAAATATCATGTGCCATATTTAGATAAGGAAAACCATGACACAACGAATAATTTACCCAACAGACGATGGCGGTGTTGCAGTCATCATTCCAGCACCTGAGTGGCTTGCCCAAGAGGGAAACACAATAGAGGCGCTTGCGGCAAAGGATGTTCCTACTGGCAAGCCATTCAAGATCATTAACACATCAGATGTTCCATCAGACAGAACATTTAGAGCCGCATGGGAGTACGCAGAGTGATTACAATTAATATTGATAAAGCTAAATCAATAGCCCATGATAAACGCAGAGAAGCAAGATCTGTTGACTTTGCTCCATTGGATATTAAAGCAACCATTCCATTTGAAGCAACAGCGGCAGAGACTGCAAGGCAAGTTATTCGTGATAAGTATGCCGCCATGCAAACCGCAATTAATTTAGCCACTACTCCTGACGAAATTAAAGCGGCAATGCCATGACACCTGAACTACAAAAGTATTACGAATCCCGATTTGAAATGATGGGGATGGAAGGCTGGAAGGAATTGTGCATAGATATTGACAATATGATAGAGTCGCTCAATAATCTTAGCGTTA